GTACCACTAGTTCCTGATGTGCCATCTGTACCTGAAGTACCACTAGTTCCTGATGTACCTGATGTACCATCTGAACCTGAAGTACCACTAGTACCTGAAGTACCGCTTGTACCTGAAGTTCCGCTAGTTCCATCGGTACCACTTGTACCTGAAGTACCGCTTGTACCTGAAGTACCGCTTGTACCTGAAGTACCGTCTGTACCACTAGTTCCTGATGTTCCTGTTGTACCTGAAGTTCCACTAGTACCTGAGGTACCATCTGTGCCTGATGAACCACTAGTTCCCGAAGAACCCGATGTACCGTCTGTTCCACTAGTTCCTGATGTACCTGTTGTACCTGAAGTACCATCTGTACCACTAGTACCTGAAGTACCTGTTGTTCCACTAGTTCCTGAAGTCCCATCAGTTCCTGAAGTACCTGAAGTACCCGACGTTCCACTAGTCCCTGATGTACCGTCTGTTCCACTTGAACCTGAAGAGCCACTAGTTCCTGAGGTACCTGAAGTTCCGTCTGTACCACTAGTTCCCGAAGTACCGCTAGTACCTGAAGTTCCACTAGTCCCCGAAGTACCACTAGTTCCTGAAGTACCCGATGTTCCACCAGTCCCTGATGTACCGTCTGTACCTGATGTACCCGATGTTCCACTAGTCCCTGATGTACCGCCAGTTCCTGAAGTACCATCCGTTCCGTTTACACCACTTAATCCAGATGTTCCAGCAGTTCCCGAAGTACCATCTGTTCCACTTGTTCCTGAAGTGCCACTAGTACCTGAAGTACCATCTGTGCCACTTGTTCCTGATGTACCGCTAGTCCCTGATGTACCGCTAGTACCTGATGTACCACTAGTGCCTGATGTACCATCTGTACCTGATGTACCAGATGTTCCATCTGTACCACTAGTTCCTGAAGTACCACTAGTTCCCGATGTACCGCTAGTTCCTGAAGTTCCACTTGTTGCCGATGTACCACTTGTTCCTGAAGTAGCAGATGTTCCTGAAGTACCAGACGTCCCTGACTGCCCTATAACTATTAATATAAACTCAGTATTGTCAGGAACTGTGCCTGAACCTCCCGAAGCAACTTGTTGAACATCAAAATTTTCAAAACTTCCAACTAAAGGTGATACTTGAGTTATTCGTAATACCTTGAAAAAGGTAGAGTCATCGACCCTCACAATTTTCAATATTGTTCCGATGGTTAGACCGTTCAATATTGTTCCAAAATTACTTTGAGGAAAATATGCAATATCATTTATTGCAATTGAAGTTGTTGTAGTACCGAAATCATCACCACTATCCAAAGAAAAATAAGTTGTTCCAGGATTTTGACTAGTATCAGTATTTCCTGTAAATCTCCAAACAGCAAGGTTTCCTTCTAACCCACTTGTTCCACTTGTTCCTGATGTACCACTTGTTCCACTTGAACCTGACGTTCCGCTTGTTCCTGAAGTACCATCTGTACCTGATGTACCACTTGTTCCTGAAGTACCACTAGTTCCTGAAGTACCACTAGTTCCGTCTGTACCACTTGAGCCATTCGTTCCGTTTACTCCACTCAATCCAGATGTTCCAGCAGTTCCTGAAGAACCGTCCGTTCCACTAGTTCCTGATGTTCCACTAGTACCGTCAGTTCCACTAGTACCGTCAGTTCCACTAGTACCGTTTGTGCCGCTAGTACCCGAAGTACCTGTTGTACCCGAAGTACCCGAAGTACCTGTTGTACCCGAAGTACCAGAAGTACCATCTGTTCCGCTAGTTCCATCTGTTCCGCTAGTTCCATCTGTTCCGCTAGTTCCATCTGTTCCGCTAGTTCCATCCGCACCACTTGTACCCGATGTACCGTTAGTACCATCTGTACCACTAGTTCCTGATGTACCACTTGTTCCTGAAGTACCACTTGTTCCTGAAGTACCACTAGTTCCATCTGTACCACTTGAACCATTTGTCCCGTTTACACCACTTAATCCAGATGTACCAGCAGTTCCTGATGTACCCGCGGTTCCTGAAGTTCCAGTGGTTCCTCCTGTAATTGTAACTGTAATATTTCCATTTGAATTATTAGTCACAGATGCCCCGTTGAAAGTAATTCCTGAAACAGGAAAAACTGTCGTTGTACCATCTCCAACGGATAAAGCAGCTCCAGAACCTGAAGTAATACCTGTAATTGAAACTATACTTCCATCACTATTATTAAGTGATAAAGTTGCACTACCACTGTTATATGTTCCTCCTGTTACTGTACCTGTAAATCCTGTAATTGTTACTGTACCTCCGCTATTATTATATAATTGTAAAGTTGTCGAAGCCGAAAAATATGTACCTCCTGTAATGAAGGTGTCATTCAGATTAGCAATTACCCATCTGGCGTCTTCTCTACTGACACCATTAACTCCCTCAATAGTTGAGCCTGTCCATGCGTCCATAAGGGCCTGTCCACTTGGATTTAAATTAATTACCGAATATCCAAATTCATTTTCAATAATATCTCCATCAGCTAAGGCTGCATTCCAAAGAGTATTATAATCAGGAATTAAGTATTGATATGTTGTCTCATTTTCTTGGACAAAAACCAACATACCCAATCTTCTTCTACCTGAAGAAATACCATCATTATAAAGGTTCAGTTGATTAATAACTGGAGGATTATAAGGAACGTACCCACCACTAATAAAATTGATAGGGATGGTGTTACCTGAGTAGTTTACTGGCCCACCATTATCATAAACGTCTTGTGGGATTGTCCAGTTCAAATCAGCTAGACTCCAAACTTCCATGTATCCACCCACCGAATCTACACTAAAATTTGTACCAGTTGTTGATTCTAAATCTACTGAGAATGGAACTGTTACACGGGTGTCTGACGTTGGATTTTTATAATTAAAGCTCATTTTTTTATTTTTTTGTTTTTTTTAGTTTTAGAGATTTTCTAATGCCGCTCCATTGAAATAATTTGGTAGATTACTTGTACCTAACATAAATCCTGTACTTAGATATGTTGTATACATTCTATAAGCTCCTGTAGGTATAGTACTTCCCGAATAATTTATTATTAAACTGTTATAATCTGAATTCATAAGTCTTGCAATTGTTCCACCATAACTTCCACTATTAATCGCAGAATATTTCTGTCCTGGTGTTGCATCAACAGGAACAAATATTGTACACCAGTTAGATGATGTCGCTGTGAAAGCACCTATCGGTACTTTTATTGTTTGGAACACATTTTGTTGGATAGGATTTCCTTCCGAATCATAACCTGAGCAACCACTTGTACATATTGGAGCCGAAATTATAGCTGGTTCTTCCCCGTTTGCCAGATTTCCTGTCCAACCAGTATAACTTATGAACGCATTCATTTGAATATCAAAGTCGTTTTGGCTGGTGGATGGTGCCGAATATCCCGCTACATTATATCCTCTAAATTGTGGTGTTACTGAACCTTGATTAACTTGCATCCAACTAGATAGGTTATTTCTCGCAACATTATAATTTGTATCTATAAATAAATAAGCGTAGAATGCTGCTGATGTTGGTGAAGGCGTTGGTGTGTAAGTTGGTGTAGGGGTTCTTGTTGGAGTTTCAGTTGGAGTTGGTGAACTACCAATTGTAGGTGTTGGAGTAGGTGTCGCAGTAAGTGATGCAGTCGGTGTTGGTGAACTACCAAAAGATGGTGTAGGAGTGTTTGTTGGAGTAACACTTGGTGTTAACGTATTTGTTGTAGTTACAGTTGGAGTCGGTGTAGGAGTTGGCGTTCCACAAGACAAGTTAACAACAACACCATTTAACATTTCTGTTCTTGTTTGGGCAGAATAATAAATACTTGAATCCACGTAAACATTAAATGGTCCAAGTGCATTTGAATTAGATGCTAATCTAACGATATATGTTGTACATCCTGTTACGGGAATTTGTTGTTCAATTGTAGTATCACAACCAGGTGCATTATTAGTTACAAGAATAGTATATGTAGACATCCGCAGTTTTTATTAAATAAATACCACGACCAATAGAATTCATTAAAACTCAATCAGAAAAGATTTTTTACAATGTGATTATCTTTAAAATTCGTAGCAGTAATTGTTGAATCTAAAGTTATTGAATTGTCATATTTACAACACAAGATGCTAACTCTATAGTAATTTCAAATGCACATCCAAATGTACAATCTAAAATTTGGAAGACTTCACAACCTAAAGAATCTGTAAGTATTAACATGATTTCAGGAGCAGTTTGAAATATAGCAGGTATCACCGAATTATATGCAACGGTAGGTGGCACCCCCGAAGAAATTGTTCCAAGGAAAGATTTATTATTACCGTAAACATCAGCAATATAAACACTAATTGGGTCTGTACCCCCCGAAATACTTGTTATCCTTACTTGTATCATGATATACACATAATGTCATAAACTATCGTTAAATCCACAACAATTTCTTGTCCGTTTAATGTCGTATTTCCAGGATTTGTTTCAATAGTTATTTGGTTATTGGAATCGTCAATAATTATATTTCCGATACCCGATATTGAACTCAATAAATTTTTCACTGTGTCATAATATTGATTGTCAGTTGGCGCACTAACTAACGATGTTGAAGTGAAAAAGTTTGAACTTGTAGTTGAACCCAAAGGGTTTACAGAAACTGTAACTCCGAATGTGGCGGAGACTAAACTACAACTTGTATTACCTGAGGTCAAATCATTAAACCCTTCATTCAACATTTGAGATAAACCATACTTAGTCAATGTTTCAACATTGAATTTTTCAGACCCCATTATGTAAGTTTGGTATGAAACATACGTGGCATCACAATCAATAATGCTTGTTCTTTTTAATGAACAACCTGCATCATCAACGACAGTCAAACTATAAGTACCAGCAGTTAATCCTGTAATTTGAATTTTTTGTGGATTGTTTGGTATATTACTTGACCAATTGAATGTATATGGAGGTGTACCTGAAGATATGAATGAAGTTAGACTTCCATTTGAACCAGTTCCACAAGATGTAGTATATAATATAAAATCTAAAGGCACACTTTGGTTGACATATACTTGTGTTGTTTGAGTACAACCCGTCGCATCTGAAACAGTAACTGTGTGTTGTCCACCAAGAACGTTATTAAATGTAACTGCAGATAATTCAGTATTTAATACACTTACATTACCATCTAATGTATATGTAAAAGGTGAAGTTCCACCTGAAGTTTTTGTTACTAAAACCGAACCATTATTTTGATTACAAGTTGTTCCTGTGGTTTGTGTTGAAATTGTAAAAGTATTTGTCGCGTATAATGTTACTTCTTGCATGAACGAACATCCCACCGCATCCTGAACTACTACAGTATAAGTGCCTGTTGATAAATTTGAAAATACTTGAGTTGTTTGTGTATTATTAACATTAACCGTGTCTCCATTTGGTTTTATCAAAGTGTAGACATATGGTGTTGTTCCTCCGATAACTGATACTGTTATTGAACCTCCTGAACTTGAACAAGTTGAACCCTGAGCGTTTATGTTTAGAGATGAAATACCTTGAGGTGTTTCTAGTGTTGTTCCTCCAACAACAGTACATAGTGCGGCATCTGTAACTTGGAAGTTATACTGACCTGCGGATAAACCTGACAATGTCCATGTTTGAGGGTAACCTACAAAAATATTTCCTGTAGATGCAGAATAGTAATATGGTGCAGTACCCCCCGTAATTTGGACTGTTATTGTACCATTAGATGAAAAACAACTAGGTTGTGTTGCTTGAAATGGTCTTAAACCAATTGAATTTACATCAGCAACATAACCCTCTTGGGTTAATGAACAACCGAAATTGTCGGTAACTTGAACTGAATAACTCCCACTTGTTAATCCCGTAATAGTACTCCCTGATTGTCCTGTATTCCATAAATAAGTAAATGGTGCATGTCCTGTTACACCTGTTACAAATATTTTACCTATGGGAAAGCCTCCACAACTCGAATTAGGTACAACGTATAAACCATAACTTAATGGGTTCGAACCTTCAACAATGAAATCAGAAGTTGTACCAGAACATCCTCCTAAATCTTCAACTGTCATATAATAAGTTCCCGCAGTCAAATTATCAAACGTAACATATGATGTATTAGTTGTTGCAGAAGTGATGTAAGTATTATCCGCAAAATAAAGATAATAGTTTGTTGACGAAAATTCAGATGTAGATGTACCAGTAACTGAACCATTGTTTAAAGAACAAGTCGTACCTTGTACTGCGGTAATACTTGAGCAAATCCCACTTGAAATTGGTACGTTAATAAAAAATTCTTGGTTGATTGGTAATGTACTATCATTAACCCTAAGAACATAGGTATTAGCGCTCAATGAACCTAGAAAAGCAGGATTGGTTGTTGCAGTGTAAGATAAAAAAGGCGCAGCCCACTCAGTAGTATACGGTGGAGTACCCCCTGAATAAAACAATGACATCGCCCCAGATGAATTTGATTGACAATCACCTGTAACCGATACAATATAATTAAAATCTGCCATTCTTAGTTAGTACAATCTATATCAATATTTATCCCAACATTCAAAAATACTGTTTCTTGTAAATTTTGAGGTTGGCAAGTTAAGTTAGTTATGGTTAATGTATTACCATTTAAGAAATATGTGTAGCCATATTCATACATATTTGGTAAATAATTAATTAAAGCGTTTCTCCATTGAGAATTTGTTGGCACGTCAGTTAGTCCAAATCCACTATAGAAAGAATTTTGAATAATAGTTTCATTTCCAACTTTCAAATCAACATACCAAGTTGTTGAAATTGAACTTTCAACACACTGGCTCAATGTTAATCCGCTTGATGCCAACATGTTGTTTACTCGGTTAACTAATATACTACTGAAATTAGACACAGTTACATCACCATTCAACCATGGATAAATAAAGAAGTCTACATATTCAGTTGAACATGTATAATCAAATATATTTGATATAATATAACATGGGTCCACAGGGACTGGTATAAATTGACAACCTCTTTGTCTTCTATAAACAAATTTTTGTTTATTGAAAACATTGTTTTCCAATTTAACTCCTCCTTGCCAAATGGTTGTTGCAGGTATCATTTGTTCTACTAACTTCAACCAATAAGGTCCAATCCCATTAACATAATCAATCAACTTTTGGTAAGTATATTGGTTATTCGGTAATCCAACAGTTTGTTGTGACTGAATATATTTCCAAAATATAGATTGTAATGTAGGATAACCACCAGTTTTACCATCAGTGATGTATTGTCTGTTTCTAACGTTAATCATGTTTTCCCAAAATGTTTGAGAAAATTCAAAGAATGTTTTTTTCTTTGGTTCAGGATTAATATATGTTGAATCTACACCACCTGGTACGGGATATCCGACAGTAAAACCTGATTCAGGTATCGGATAGTCATATCTTCTAGATTCGTCCCACACATCGTAAACAATACCTTGAGCAGGATTCAAAAATAAATCAAGATTCTTAACATTCAGTACTAATTTTTCGTTATCAACAAAGTAGTATGCATTATAATCACCTTGAGTTGACACTCTGATTTTGTTGTCATCTTGTAACCATGACTTATTATTGTCCACAACTTTTTGAAGTTTAAAACCTTCATTCATGAATGGAAAATTTCTAAATCTATTTAAATACGTTTGACCATAGGTAAATGGCATTAATTGTGTTTGAATATCAAAATTTTGACCTGTGAAAACAGCACCTGTAAGAACCACCTCGTCAGGACTTCTATGTTGTGGAGTTTCTTCATACCAACCAGAACCTATTTGGAAAAAATAAGTCTCAGTATTAAGTGGAGCTCTTGGGTAACCTTCAGCGTCCATTGGATAATCAACTAATCTGATGCTAGTATCTTCATAAGATGATGTCGATGTAAATGCAGTAAATAATTGTCCTTTAACTTTAAACGTATCGTTAGGTAAATAACTTGGACTTTGTTGTACATATGTTCCACCAGATATTTGAGCCCATTGGGTATAAAATTGGTCTAAATTAATTTTTTGGTCAGCTAAATAAATGTGTTCATTAAATTCTATTAATGAATCGGGAGCCCCAATCAATCTTAATAAAAATTCAATGGACCTTCTTGTTCCTTTAGACTTGAACAAATATGAAGCGTTTAATATTAAATTTCTATAAAACGCATAATTCAACTCAGTTGGTGTCAGGGCTCTTGCATAACCAGGATAAGTTGGAGTGTTTGTGTTACCAAAGACTGACCCCAAGAAATCCTCGTTAGTTATTGGTGAAAAATTTGATGTCCAGCCTAGAGTTCTGGCTAAGTTAACCAATAATTCTGATGGTATATCATTTGAAGGATTGTAATTAACCGAGGTCATATAAGCCAATCCATCCACAAATTGTTTTATTTGGTCAAAACTTCTACCATAAATTTGGAATATTTTCTCAACTTTTTGACCCAAGGTATCAAATTCTTTCAATGAATCAGTAACTAAAAATCTTGAAATTAAGTTGGTTTTGAACTCATCTAAATTCAGTGCGATAGCTTGAACTTGTTCCAAATACGCATCAAACAAGAAAGAACTAATGTCTAAATTCCAAGGACCATCTTTTGGCCAAGTCACTTGTTGATAATCCGTATAAGTTTGTCCATACTCATTTTGTTGAGGTACTTGGAATATTGCAGTATATTCAGGTCTAATTAATCTATTAACTAAAAACTTTTGAACCTCATCAAATGTCTCGGCAAATACTTTATCTACTATAAAATCGTTTGGTCTAATTTGAAAGTCGTCTTCAATTGTTGTTGCAGTTGTTCCAAAAGGAGCACCTGACACATAAAATGTTAAATAACCCGAAGATAAAGTTTCTGATGGAGTAAATGATAATACATTATATATGTTATCATTTATACTAATACAGTAATCTAAATAGGTAGCATATAAATTTCTATAAGGTGAAACTTGTAATTCTCTGACGGAAATGTTTGTTGAGGCACTTAAAGAGTAGTCTATATCAAATGGATTGTTAATCCTATTTACATCAACTTGAAAATAAGTTTCGTCATTTTGTACATCATATGAAATATTGATTGCAGTATTTCCTGTTGTATAGTCATTTGCATTAAATACAACATCCAAAGAAGCAGGAAAATAATTAATTATTTGAGTAATTGACACACTGAATCTTTTAGCCAATGAACCGTACATTGAAAAATTCAAAACTTGACTAATATCATAGTTAGGATATACTCTGAATTGAGTCGACAGAATTCTTCTACTTTCATCTAAACTGTCAATGTTCAACATCTCCAACGAGATAGGTTCTGAGAACGCACCTACGTTGAATTTTCTGTTAACCTTTTCAGTCACACCTGTTGTAAACTCAAAATTTCCTTGCGTAAGTCCACCACCTTCAACAGTTTGTAAACCCACAATGTTGTCGGAAAATGTACCCGCACCACTTCCTGGTCTAGGTGGATAAAAATATTTGGTTCTCGATGTAGCCATTAAGTAGTTATATTTGTAAAGTTTTTACTGAAATCAATATTATTCCCTCTACTTTGTCTAACCTCATACAATAATGCATTAAATTGGTCTCTAATCTCATATAAGTTGTATTGTCTGTAGATGTTATCTTGACTATCGTAAATTGTGTAGATACCATCGTCAATAGACTTAGTCTGATTACCGTAAAGTGCAATTGCAAGAGTTGAAATATCGTTTTCAACCATTTCAATTTCTAATGTTACAGGATTGAAGAATGTGTTTGATATAATGATATTCTGACTAGGTTGTCCAATAAACGGTGTGGCGTTTGGCTTATTAGTTGGTGATGATGATGGTGATAGTGTTAAGAAAATTAAATTTGAGGTTCCATCAACATATCTATATCTTACGGATTTTTGTGTTGTGTTAACTTCGTTAGTAACAACTGGTTCACAGAAGAAAGACGAAGTAACAACTCTAAAGAAGTTAGGAATTTTAGACCCGTCGGCATTCAAATACTCAATTCTAAATCCTACCAATCCTTGAGGTACAAATTTATTTTGATACTGAACAGGTACGTTAGTTATATCAATTATAATACCTTTAACATTAGGGAGAGCGCTTAATACACCACAATCTGTGATTACAGTTCTAATTTGAGCAGGTCTTAAGTAAAGTGTGTAGAATCCAAGTGCATTAAACTGTTCTGCAGGTAAAGTCAAATTGTATAAACCACCAAGGACTTCAACACCAGCATTACCCCCTGTCTCGGTATTATTAAAATAAGGTTTTAATATCGTTTGAGCATCAAGTTCAGTCAGGACAAAGTTATCCGTAACATCTCTTGATGGTGTGTAATTCATTATTATTTGTACATCTTCAGGACTTACGTCTGAAGGTCTTATAGTACCATATGAACCTATTGCCATTTTTTTATTTTTTTTACTTTTATTACTTTGTTATATCCGTTTCTACACAAACTCTATATTATCATAAATACCCTCTATTCTTTTTTCGTAACATTAAAAAACCCATAACCGTAATTTATCATGTCACCTAAGTTATCAACCTCACCTAATCTTTGAATTCTTTCATATGCAGAATTCTTTCCTCTTTCAACAAAAACATTGGTTTGTATCTGTGGTTGGTCAATAACTCTTAATAAAACCTCTTCTTTGGTTATTGGTCGTTGTGATAAATTATTTTCAGTTAATCCTGATGATTGTTCAAAAAATATTGTTGTACCATCATTATAATCATAGTAGTTAATTTCTTGAACAGTATACGCAGTAAAAATTGGATTCATATCACTTATAGCTCCCCATATTTGCCCATTCTTAATCACGGGAACTCCTGTTTGATATTTCGGAGTACCATATAACGCCAATTCAGTCAATCTTGACTTAGTTATACCAGATATTGTAAATGGAACTGTAACGAAATTATTTGACGTTTGAGCCGAAATTTCATTAACCGCATCTCCTGAAAAAATATAGTCGTAACTCACAGGTGTGTTCAACCAATTACCACCAGCAGGTATGAAAAATGCCTCCCCATTTGGATTATTAATTACAACATTCTGATATGGAGTTGTGACTGTCTTAGCAACTTTTGTTACACCCCACGGATTAAATTGTTCCAATACTATTTGATATTGAGCCTCGGCATTTGGATATGTATGACTAATTGAATTAGGTGTATATCCTGTAATTGTTTGTTTTGGTGACCCGTCCCCCCAATCTACTTTATATTCCGATAAGTCAAGAAACTTTTGAAATTCACTTGATGTGTTATATATGTTGTAAACATAAGGATTTTCAGTCGTTGATGAAAATATAAAATTTGCAACAACATCTTTTTGTAACACCGCTCCATCAAATGGACTATAATAACCAACGTCTACCGCAGTTTGTCTTATTAAAATTGGAATAGTCAATCCTGTCAATAAAGACGAACCGTTCGGACCTGAACTAAGCACCTGAGTCATAGCGGAGTAGACCCCTACAGAAACACCACTATATGTTACTGTTGAAACATCTCCCTTAATTGTCTCTGGCGAAATTATAATGTTATATAAATCTTCCATTAGTTAGCATTTATGTATTCATACCATTTTATGGGTACTAATGTCCCAGCTCTTTGATAAGTAGCATCATAGATGTCTTGGTTACCATTCATATTAAACACTTTATAATTGTGTTGTTCATAGTCCAATTCAACTCTATAATAGAAAAACTGTGAACTATCAAATGAGTACTTATCACCCGAAATTGATGATTGTGGCATATTCATCATTTTAACAAATTGGCCTGTTTGGGCATCATAAAATTTTGCACTCATGAAGAATGTATTAATATCCAAAAAAGTTCTTTTCTTCAACCAATAAATAAAAAATCCTTCTTTATCACCAACATAATCTAAAACATAATCGGGTTTTTTTATTGACACTGGCGTTCTTTGCATAAGAGCATCCATTTTCAAACCCTGTTGTGTTGGTAAGATAATTGTTATGTAATTTTTTTGTTTTTTTGGGTCAACGTTGTCATATAAATCCAATTTGAAAAATGAGTTAGTAAATGCATTACTATAGTAATAGATTTCTTGTGCAGTAAACCCTTCCATTCTATAATCAATTTTCCAATTTATTTCATCATTCAATGACCCTCCTGAATAAAAATAGAATTGATATTTTATGTTGGTATTATTAGTATCTCCTGATTCAGGTGCATGTGGAAATCTTGTAACTTCAAAGTCCCTACCAACACCAATTACTTTAGTTATAACCTCTGTTTCATATTCGTCAATACTTTGGTCCAAACCCAAATAATCCCAAGTTAATTGCACAGGTATTGTTAGTTGTTTGTCAACTAATCCATTTTGTAATATTTGTATTTTATTCACATCCATCTATTAACGGTTTGTTAGGGAATGGTATGCCAAGTAAATCAGCATTGTAGTTTATTCCTTCAGGTATTAATCTAAATACCGTCTCTTTAAAAGGATACTGTGCACTGTTTAAAAAAGGGTAATCAACTCCTCTCTGAAGATTGTCTATGAAACCATAAGTATATAAATCTCTCCATCTGAATTGTTGGTCAGAATTTGAATAAAAAGAATAACTTGGTACTTGTTCTATAAACTGTAAATCACCTGTTTCAATATAATCTGAGAATACCCTTATTTGCATTGAATGATGTGGTTCATAATAATACCCTGGAGCATTCGTACTCGAAGTATTAGTAGTTTGAAATACATCTTCATTATATTTTATTTTATGATAATAAGGGGATATTACTCTTTCCAATTGTTCATAATCATTCCATTCACAAAAGTCACCGTCAATTGTATCACCTGACATTAAATCTTGATTGAAATAAAATGTTTTTGTGGACCCATTTGTCAGAGTGTAAGCAGAAGTTTGTATATTTGTATTTGAATCTATGTTATTTAAATCCCACCACGAGTTAGTTCTGTTAGTTAAATTAAACTCCCATCCTTGTTTCAATCCGATACCATTATTGGGTTTATTAAAATAACCAGTATAGCCCTTATTTATTACAGTTAAGAATAATTCACTAACAGGTCTTTTTTGATTGTCTATAACATTCAACAAATTCAAATCGTAGTTGACTGTCATGTTGTAAACATTACTACTATTTTTTTGAGATATTCTTGAAATTTTATTGGGTGTTATTGAACTATATTCAAATTTTTTATCTTCATTAAATACGTTTTTTTCAAACGCATTTTTAGTCATCATACAATCGTTAACATTAGTTATTATTTTGTGTTCTCTTATATAATATTTAGATGTAGTTTCCAAAATATTTTCTGGATTGATAACTCTTTTAAATGTACCTGAAGTACTATTTGCAAAAGTAGTTCCTGTATAACCAAGATTATATATGTTAAACACATAAACCTCACTACCGAAACTATTATTACCTAATGAAAAAACTTGGAACAAATTGTTACCATTATATGAAAAAGATAATTCAACATACTCACCTTCAGTCAATCCGTGAGGTGCAATACATTGAAACGCAATTAGTCCAGCACCATTTTGTGTTGAGTTATTAATTGTGAATGGTATACCTGTAGATGCCGTCCATGTCAAATTATTATTATCTAAGGTATAAAATAATTGTTTGTCATAGTTGTTTCTATATGCGTAACTAACATAATATGTCCAGTTGTAGGTGTAAGCACTAATAGCTTTGTAACTTACATGTTGGTCTTGTACATCAGGTCTATAAAAATCAAACTCATAATATTGCGGTAAACCTTTCCATATGTTTGTTGACATAGAATTAACAGGGTCAACGTAATATAAATTATCCCTGAAGGGATTATAATTAGTACTACCTGTATAGGTGTTGTCGTATATATAACTTACTTTAAATGTAGGTCTAAAAATTGTAGACGATTGTCTTTCCTCGTCAAAAATTTGAGCTAAACTAATACTTTGACTTTTGTCGTATTCAACCATCTGTTGGGTTTGTTCTTCCAACGAAAAAGTAATCTCTTGGTCGACTAACGGTGCCGACTTATATTGTTGACTACTCGGCACGATACTAAACTTATTCACCTATTGAGTATTTTGTTTTAAATTTATCAAGTGCAGTTGCACCTTTTACCGTTCCGAAATAAAATTGGAATGGGGCACCAACTATAAACTTACTACTCGAAGCCCCTGTTTGAATATATTTTCCATTTGCGTCTACACTGAATATATATCCTCTAGCATACAAATCACTTGCAGTTGAGTTAGTATTTCTAAAATAGTTTGGTGTTGTAAGAGTTGTTCTATCCAAAGATTGATATGTTCTATTTTGTACAATCTCAGTTTCATTAGTCGCCCAAGTATTGTTTTCGTTTCCAAAAATTGTTGACGTGTTCGCTAATCTCCATTGATAGAATGGTACCACTTGAGATTTTATCCCATATGGATATGGATAATTATTCACATTGTCACTACTTCTAAAATTAATTCTACCAGGGGTTAAATAATCTTTTGTTTGTAAATTTTCAGTAGTCGATGAAAACCATACAGCAATAGTTGGGTTGTTTGCAGTTCCTAATATTGTCATTGGAGCACCACTAACACTTTCGTAGAATTGGGGTGAAAAACTTATATTACCAATTTCTGAATTAATTGACATTAATTGAGCTAAATCACCGTCGACTCTTCTGTAAGGTCTTGAAAATAACTGATTCAACGAGTTATCGCCAAAAGATATGATTCTTGTTAAGAAATTTTCATCAGTAATTCTAGAAATAACAAAAAGATTAACCAAATCAGATGTGTCAGAATAACTAGTCGGATTTATATTTGGTAGTACATAAGCTTTAGTTGATGGGTCAAATACTATTTCAGAGTAAAAAGAATCCTTAAAACCTAAATTGATAATAGTTGTTGGAAACAACAAGTTCACATCATTAATTGCACCAACATTTAAAGTTTTTTTTCCGACAAATTTATTGGTAACTATATTATATGGACTACTCCTAACATAAAAATTATTAGTATTTGAATCAAAATGTGTAATATCTTTACAAAACTTTGGGGGTAATGGTTTATTTTGTTGGTCAAAATACGTATCTACTTGGATTGGAAAAGTAAATAATGAACCGTTAATCCAGTTGTTCACAAAAGACTGTGATAAAACTCCTCTACATAAACCATAGAAAAATCTAAAACGATATCCCCACTCAGAAAAATTATCCAAGTCTTTGAATAAATCTATCAAAGGTCTTCTTAAGAACATATAACATCCTTTATCAACCGCATCTGAAGTCGTACATCCACTATTAATACTAAAATTATTACCAAATCCTTGGTAACAATCTAACCCAACCATATTTTCACAATTGAAACTTTCTAATACTCTGAGGGAGTTTGGAAGTCCCGATATATCAGGTGTTACTTGTTCCGCGCCTGTTGTATATGAAGTAGTTGTAATATTAATACCAGTATCGCTAATAACATAAATTCCAAAATTTAAATTTTGTTGTAATATACTCGGGTTATTAATCCATGAACCTCCATCAAGTACATCTGAAGTTGGTAATCTATCAGTTCTCATTACATTATTAACTGAGTTATTAATTAACATCGGAGATGATAGTAATGTTGGATATAAAGCCTTCGTATAATATAAAAAGTCACTTTTATAATAGTCTTGTAATATTGCATTTTGTGTTAATCCACCCAAAAAAGCATTAGTACCAACCATAATAGCTCCAGATGTAATGTCTTCACTTAAATCGTATTTACCGCTATTAATAGTTGATAAATAAAACTGATTATTTGTTTTAGAATATACGGATATACCAGATACGTTGGTACTGGTTACCGATGTATTTTGAGCATCTGTACTTCCATAATATCCAACAGAACTTGATGTATACCCTGTGTATTGTAAACCAGGAGTTGTAGTTCCACTTATACCAGGTTTGAAAAAGTACGATTTATAAAAAATTTCATTCTGATTTTTGAATGATTGAACTGAAATCACATTATTTTCCAACTTTTGAATTGGTATATTTAATCTTGTTTCAGCAGTAAATGTAAATTTTGGGTCATCAATTGTACTACCAAATAATAAACCAAGTTTAAATTCATTAACATATTTCGGAGAATAAGGGTCAACCCCTCTTTGTAGAACTAAAATATATTGATTATCAAATCCATCGTAATAATCTCTGAATTTTAACGATGGTTTGCTTGTAGTTGAAAACCCTACATAAGGTGTATAATCGGTTAAATACCAATTAATATCTTGTTTTGATTCAAGAATATTCCCGATAGATTGAGTTGTTCCAGATGTCCAAATTTTAGCAGCATCACTAACGGTGATTGCAGTAACTACTTGATAGTATTCAATGTCTTGAGGGTACTTATAATTTGTATTTGTGGAACCATATGGTAATGAATAAGATACTGTAGTTGCACTATATTGTGAAGTAGCATAACTTACATTCACAGTAGTTGCTGAACTACTATTATAAGATGTACCACTTATACCATTAATAATACCATTTATAGTGTTCGCGCTATATTTATAATTTGTATCAAACGAATTTGATGGATTAACAAAAGTAAGCAAGTCACCTGTTTTATACTCTTGATTTGCTAATACCGTTAATGTATTGTCAAAGTGATTCTTATTAATATTTGAGTCTTTTGCAAAAGTTACTTTAATTTTATTTAATCCGTTAAAATAATTACTTCTTTGATTGAATAAATTGATTCTTTCACCTAAAGGTAATGTTCTAGAATTAGCAAATCTATACCTCTTAGGAAATGAGGCATCTACCTCAAAAAGAAAAGATTGTGGTATTTTGTATATTTTTGCGTCATTTATAAATGCTTTATCGTTGAATCCCGCAAATGCGATAGAAAATGCATTGGCAAATGGCACTATAAAATTAGTCGAACTACCTGAAAAATATAATTCTAAATTATTTTGATAAAAAAGTGGTGACGAAAAAAATGACAATCCACCACTAGGAAAATCTAAATTTTCATTAGGTTTAAATGATACATCAGTACTACAATCACAAGCTTGACAATCAGGATAAGTAATCATTGGTAGACGAATTGTAGTATTTACATTATCACATTGGCCTTCGGGAATTAACCCACATAAAAAACGAAAAGGACTAATACCTAAAAAACTTAAATTACATAAAAAACATAATATTGAGATTACTATATTATATAACCATAAAGCAATATGTGCAACAATTAATAAATTGATACCAAGTAATTGAATTACTAAAAATAACACTGAAAATATAAAATATAATAAATCAAAATTTCTGAATCCGTCATTGACAGGAAATTTATTTACATTACTTGCACATGAATTATCGTCAATTTCTTTTATTCCAATAAATTTACCTTTACCAATCCCTTTTTTATATTGGTCAATTAATGATGATACAGTATAAACTTTATTAAAATTAAACTCGTAGAAAGTATCTTCACAATTTATAACTTCATTTAATCTTGAGGTTAATTCATTACCTATGAAACCGTTAGTGTATCCACTCCACGCAAGTCCAAAATAATAAGAACTATCAACTTTTTTTCTTGCATTAGAATTTGGGTTTAAATTTGATGGGTCTTGAGTTGATGTTAACCATCCATACTCTTTAACGTTAGGTACTAAATGATATGGTCTTCTAACCATTTCACTTAATGAATTAGGTTGTTGCCACTTAATTTTAAATCTATATTTTGCTTTAGTCGGTATACCAAATGCTGGGTCGTTTGATAAAACTTTTTCACCAAATTCATTAGTCACAAAGTAATCTAAATTCATAGGCATTTCTAATAACCAAGTACCATCTTGGTCAATTACATTTCCAGAATTTTCTAAAGTATAAACTTCTAACACAGGATTACCATCCGTATCTATTTGTATAGTTTGCCTTATAGCAAGTATTTGACCTGGACCTGATACCAAATCACATAAATTTCCTAAATCATCTCTCGGCTCACAATTATTTCTAATTCTATATTCATCAGGTGATGAAAATATTGACCCCATGAATACTGATGTCGGTTGTATATCAATGTTAGCATCATCTCTTAAGTCGAAATCCAATCTATTAACTGATATATCACAAACCTCAGGGTCTCCCCAAAGTGGTGAAACTTCTAAACTTTTTGTAATAGTTACTATCTGAGGTAATGAATTTAAGTCAGTAGAAGTTCTGAATCTACCACCAGCTACTTGGGATGGGGTAGCTCTACCAATTCTAATTAAATCTTGTGGTGTTAATGAAAACTCACCGATATCCGACAAGTCTACATCCATAACCATCGTTTGGTATCCTAACGGAACACCCATAATCATGTAATCACCACTTTCGTTAGTTTTTGCAGTATACTTAAAATACTTGTCGTAAATTTCTATTGCGGTGTTTCCCGTTAGAACATCTTGTCTTGATGGAAACGTACCTGTTGCAGCATGTGTAGAGTAGGATTGTTCGTATGGTAATAAATTATATCTATATCCATCCTCATTTTTGTCTGTTAAAGATTTGTAAGGGTATATACTTGAAATATAGGGATTAGACTGGTCCTGTACTGTGATGGGGATAAATACCGACACTCTCGCATTAGGAACACCCAATCCATTATTTGCTGTAATTCTACCAACGACGACACCATAGTTTGCACAACTTCTGGTGTACACGTCTTCTTGTTGAATTTTCAAAGAAAGTATCTCTAAAAAATCAAACTGTTGGTCTAACTGTACATTGATTGTTTTGTTGATTCCTAATTCAGTCCTTATTCTATATGATTGACCCATTAAATCTCTTTAATTAATAAATAGTTTATGTGGAATTTTTTAAATTAAACCCACACCTTTAAATTATAAACTAAAGAAGAAATAAATAAACTTGTTAAGAGAAAGTAATTGATTGGAAATTCTTAACCGATACTCTAATGTCTTTATTAGGATATCTAATTTGATAAACTTGTGATGGTTGTGCAAAGATTGTATCATCTACAGGTCCTATTAACTTTGTTTCAGGATTTGAATACTCCATAGATGTTTCCGCAGAAGAATATTGTCCTCCAACCTCATTTGTCACATCAATGTTTGCAACTGTTAATACACCATTTGTATTTTGAACAATACTCCTTAATTCAGACAAATAGACATTTTGTCCAAGTTGTCTCGTTTGTGGATTGAAATAATCAGATATTTTATCTACAACACTAGAAATAACTTGTCCTGAGTTTTGAGCAGAATCTAAGACAATAGAAACGTCAACGCTAAGGTCGATAACATCAGCGGTAAAAATTGAAATATAATCATTCATCATTCTATAATTTGATAAATAATTTGCAATATTTTGTCTTAGGGTGTTTGATACTATGTTGGTCAATTTTCCTGAAGTATCATATGATAATATTTGAATTAAAATTTTATTATCATTTTCCGTAATAGACACTTTGGCAGGTGCTCCATACTGTGCTGGCATATTTCTAATTATAGATTCGTAATCTTGAACTGTTACCGCTCTTTTTTGTGCCGCAAAGTTGAATGAAACATAATTTCTAATTTCTTCTAAAGATGGTACTCCAGCGCCACCAACCGCCGCAGTCACGTTTACACATCTAAGGGAACTAACAACTGAAGAATTAGTTGTCTCTGAAGGGCCGTTTACAAAGAATGAAACTGTCCCAATTTGATTAATGACATTAGTTCCTAAGTTTGTCGCTAAACCACCACCAACTCTATATTGAACGAACAATGTTGAATTTGGTGTTAATGTTGAACCTAATGAGAAATTATTAGAATATTTTTGTAATTCTAAAGTAGTTCCCAAAGTTGTAAATTGATTTAATTGGTCTTGAGCAGTATTTGTACCACCACCAAATGTCATCTTTTTGAATCCTTCGGGGGTATATTCGGTGATGAATCTATTTTGCGTTTGAATATATTTTCCAACTTTTATTCCTGGTTGGTCTGAAACTTTTGTAGGGTCTTCAACAAACACTCTATCCTCAGCCAAAGCATCAACTTCATACCATCTGTTTTCCAAACCTAAAAATTCTGCAGTTGTTGGAGTATTTGTATATTCTGTACCATTTTTTAATAATACACTAGTTATACCTAAAACATTTTTTTCGGGTAGGAATAATTCAAAGAAAGGTTTAACGTCGTTTGCCCCAATAACTCTCTTGAAAACTTTTGTAACACCGTTAACTACTATTTCTCTTTTGGTGATAGTATAGTTAACAAGGACGTTGTTTGAGTTGAAATTAGGTATCTTTAATCTGTTAGGAAAACCTTGAGCATTATATGGTGATGCGAAATCAATATCATAAACGTTTTCAAAAACAACTCCTGCACCTACAACTTGAGACCCTCTTGTTAGTATTCCAAGATATCTTTCATCTTCTTTATCTCCAAAAGCGGGGACTGTAATTGAAAAATCTACCAAAGATACTGAAGGTCTTTGTCCTGGCAATTTTAAACCATAAGTTCTTGCAATGTTATAAATTGAAGACCTTTGTTGTGCATATTGTAATACAGTTTCTTGTAAACTTCTATCAATATTATAGTTTAGGTTATCAGCAACCGCGGCATTCAAATCTAAAAAAACTGAGAATACAGAAGCATCATTAAAATCCTGTATTAATTCAGGATAGTATGTCCTTACATAATTTAAAAGTTCAGTTCTTATCGCTTGATAATCTCTGGTTGCATATGATATTCTATTGTTTGCCATCTATATTAAATATTGATAATCACAAAATCGCTTTGAGCAAATGTTGAGTTGTTAGTTGAGTAATCTAGTCTTATTTTTGCAGTATACTCTGATGTCCCTTTTCCAGGAAATCTATAAATTGAAGATTCACTTGTACCTACAGTATTTTGTCCTGTTGCTATGTCTAATTCTTCTTGTGGGTCAGCAGGTGTTATTGATAAACTATTTACCAATAAATTCGGCATAAAATTTTCAATCGCATCTCTTATATCAGATTCAATTGCATTGAAAGTTAATCCGTCAAAAGGTTCAAAAAGAAATTCATATAATCTTGTACCGAACGCTGGTAAAAAATATCTTGAACCTTTTCTCGTCAACAAAAGGTGAACAAGGTCAGCCTTTATTTGTTGAGATTGTAACTCTGTTAACTCCAAGTAGTCTCCTCGTACAGAATCTCTGAACGGGAAATTAATTCCATATGTAACACCGTTTGCCATATATATAAATATACTATCCTACTTTTTCTTATAAATACATAAAAACAAATAATCC